GATATCGCCCATGAGCTGGGCCACCACCTGGACAATATCTTTGGCATCAGGGAGAGCCTCAGCGCAGCGGCGAAAGCGGAGGTCGTGGACGCCCTGCCGGAGAGCTTCAAGGCGCAGTATAAGGACAAAAGCACCTGGCCGGGGGAAGGGATCGCGGAGTTCCTGCGGCGCTATCTCCAGAACAGCGAAACGGCGATCATGGACTATCCCGTGTTCTCCGAGGAGTTTTTCGGCAGGCTGGACACCAAGGCGAGGGCGACGCTGGACAAGCTGGCGGACGAAGTCAACGCCTACTATGCCCTTTCGGAGCAGACGGGGAATTGGCCCGTCCACAATCGGGAGGACAAGGGCAGAGACTACCGCAGCTTGGGCGAAAAGCTCCAGGATATGAACACCCACTTCCGGACGCTGTTCATTGACAGCATGGAGCCCATCAAGCAGTTTGAGAAAGAGGCAGGCGGAAAGGCGTACCTGTTCGCCACCAACGCGGCCTACGCGGGCAACCGTGCCTATGCTGCCATCACCGGCGACCTGTATGATCTCCGGGGAAACAAGCTGGGCGTGGGCCTGCAAAAGGCCCTGGAAGGTATCCACCTGAACAATAAGAAGGAATACTCGGACTTCGGCATGTACCTGATCTGCCGCCACGGTCCCGAAAGACTTGCGGAAGGTATGCGGGTATTCTCTCACGACGCCTGGGACAACACCGCATTCATGGAGCAGACGGTGGAGGAGCTGGCGGAGAAATACCCCAACTTCGAGGAGGCAGCGGAGCGCCTGGAGGAATACCAGCATGCGCTGATCGAGGCCTACGGCGTGGCAAGCGGCCTTTACAGTCAAGAGACTATCGACGGCTGGATGGAACGCTGGGAGCATTACGTTCCCTTCCTGCGCTGGTTCGGAGAGACAGAGAAGCGCCCGAAAGGGCAAAAACAGGGCTTCGCAAATCAGACAAGGATTCACGGCAAAGCTATCGGCAGCGGCCTAGAGATCGTCAATCCCGTGGACAACATCATGGAGAACACCGTCCGCCTCATCACAGCCAGCATCCGCAACGAGGTCATGCAGGAGATCACCAAGGCCGCCGCGAATACGGAGGGCGCAGGACGTTGGCTGGAACAGGTGCCTATGCCTCTGGCAAGAAAGACCTGGGACGGCAAGGGCCTCAAATCCAAGACCCTGGACGAGTTCGACGAATATTTCAAGGCAAAGGGAAAGGACCTGGGGAAAAACGGTCTCGACCTGATCCAGCAGATTTTGGACAATGCCATTGACGATCTTCTGGTGCAGTACGGACGCGGCAAGGCCCATGGGGATATCGTGACCGTTATGAAGAACGGTTCGCCGGAATACTGGAAGATCAACGACCCCGACCTTCTGCGGAGCGTCACGAACATGGGACCGACGCGGGCGGGAGAACTGCTGAACTATTACGGACGGGTCACTCGCTTCATCACCGGCAACATCACCGGCATGAACATCGTGTGGAGCGTCGCCTCCAATATGCCGCGAGACATCGGTACAATGTTTACCTTCTCCAAAACGAAGAACATCGTGAAGCTGCTTGCCGGCATCGGGGACAGCTACGTCAACCGGATCAAGGGAGACGAGGCCAGCGACCTCTATAAAGAGTATATGGCCCTGGGCGGCAACAGCACCAGCGCGCAGACGGCAGACAAGGACATGGCGAAGAAGGCCCGGAAAGCCCTGCAAAAGCAAAAGACTGATTGGCTGAATCCCCTGGAATGGGTGGAGTTCGCCGGTGACATGATCGAATCCGGTCCCCGTTACGCCTACTATAAAATCTGCCGGACACAGTACGGTATGACCCCGGAGGAAGCGTTCTACGCTGCCATGGAGATCACCGTCAACTTCAAAAAGGCGGGCGTCCTCAGCCGGGAAGTCAATATCCTGGTGCCCTTCTTCAATGCCAGCATACAGGGCGTTGACCGTGCCGCCCGCTGGATCGCAGCGGAAGACCTCCCGGCAGACCAGCGGAAAGCCGGCCGCGCCCGCCGGATCGGCGTATACCTGGGGGCGTCCCTGGCAATCGCAGCTCTGAGCATGGCCCTGAACGGACGGACGAAGAAGAAGCGGGACGACCTGGAAAAACTCAGCACCTACACAAAGAACAATTACTTTGTGGTGCAGATGCGCAACGGAAAGTATCTCGCAATCCCGAAGCCCCGCGAGCTGGCAATCCCCATCAGCCTGTTTGAGCGGCTCATGGAAACCTATGTCGCAGACAATCCCCACGCCTTTGACGATTTTTGGGAATACGTCACGGACAACACCCTTCCCGGCGTCGTGTCGGGGATCGCGCAAGGGGACTGGAACTCTGCCGTAGGCGATCTCGGCCTGTGGGGAACTATCCATTATCTCACAAGCAATCAGGACTTCCTGGGGCGGCCTATTGTGTCCTCCGCTTTGCAGGATTTGGAGGCAAAGGATCAATACGACCCGACCACAAGCAAGCTGGCAAAGCTGATCGGAGAAGTGTTCAATGTGTCCCCGAAGCAGCTGGACTTTCTGGGCAACAACCTGTTCGGCGGCTTCTGGCAGTGGCAGAAGGCTCTTGCGCCGGTCTCCGGCAAGGCCGACCTCACCCTGGGCGTTCAATCCAAGTGGATCAAGGACCCGCTTTTCAGCACGGACATTACCAACCGCATGTATGACGAGCGGGAACGGTTGAAAAAGGCGCACAATTCCAATCCTGAAGACATTGACCTTGCTATCAAGTATCGGACGGTCAGCGACATTTCCTCCTTCTACGGGCGGTATTACCGGCTGGCGAAGAATGAGGAGGAAACGCCTCAGAGCCGGGTGGTGCGGGAGGCAATGCTTGACGCCATCCTGGGCGTAGAGCAGAACGCCAATACGGAGCCTGCCCGGAAGTTCCTTCTGGACGTGGTAGACCGGGAGGGCAGCACGGAGTACATGCCTACGGTCATGGACGTGACCGTAAAGAGCGACGACGGCACCGTGTATGCGCTGACGGCGGAGGAATACTTCCTCCACCAGACGCGGTATGAAGCCCTGTATTACAACTATATCCGGCAGGCGGTAGACAATCAGCCGAAGATGAGCGACGAGGAAAAGACCTCCACCGTGGAAGCTGCAAAGAAGATCGCCGGGATCGTGGCCCGTGGGGAAACGGTAGAGGACCACGGCGGGACTTACAAAGCCTATACCAAGGTGAAGGACCTGCTGGAGGACGGCGTTTCCGAGGGGAACCTTATCAATTATCTGGCGGCTGCGGACAATGCAGACACGGACGGCAGCGGCAAGGTCTCCAATGCGGAACTGCTGGGCGCGGTAAGCGGCCTGCGACTGTCCGGGGAGGAAAGCGCGTCTCTGATCGGATATTCCAACGAAAGCCTTGGCCTGAAGCTGCGGTCCGTCAGTGACTTCGGCGTGGATTCCGGCGAGTATGGCCTTGTGCTGGAAGCCCTGGGGGATAATACCCTTTCCCAGGCGAACGTCACGGCTGCCGTCGATGAGGTTTACGGACCCACGACGGAGGCCAACAAGGAGGAAAAAGCGGCCTTGTGGCAGGTGATGAACAAGAGCTGGAAGGCAAGCAAGAATCCGTATGATCCCGATGTAGGAGAGCAGGTGCAGGACGGGTTGATCCTGTCCGGGGACTGAGTAAATGCTAACAAAAATGCGAATGCATTGCGGGATTTCCTTATAAATAAGGCGTCTTGAAGACCGGGAAGATTCTTCGACACCCCCCGCCTCCACCATTGATAGAGAGAAGCGCCGACCCTTGTGGTACGGCGCTTCTCCTTATTTTACAGGCGTCTAGGGCCATTATCCGGGAGAAAACCAGCTTACGAAATGCAAAGTGCTTTGTGGGGTTAGCAAATAGAATTTCGGAGTAAATGCTAACGAAAATGCTCATAATATGCCGGGCCTTTAGGACCCGGCGAAGAACTTCTCCAGCTTGGCGACCTGTTTCCCAATGTGCATCTTATCCAGGTGCGTATATATCTCCGAAACTACCTTCTCGCTTTTCCATCCACCCATTCGCATTGTTGTCCGCAGCGGGACTTCCAGGGAGTAGCAGAGGGAGGCGAAGCTGTGACGGAGGCCATGCTGCCCGACGGCAGGGAAGCCCAGCTCCTCACAGATGGCGTTTGCCCGTCGGTATACGGTGTTCGGCCTGGCCGTAACTACGGGGCCTGTCTTGTCCGGGACGGCTTCCAGCGCCTTCTTCAGATCAGGGATGATGATGGGGATATAACGGAATGATTCATCTGTCTTGGTGCGTTCCTTCTCTACGTACTGTTGATTCTTGTCCAGCACGACGGTCCGACCGATTTTGATTCGATTCTCTTTCAGATCTACCGCGTCCCAGGTGAGACCCTGGATTTCAGAGGACCGGCAGGACAGCAGGCAGAGTAGAAGGGGTATCTGGTATTTATCGCCCGCCGTGGCAGCCACAAAGGACTTGATCTGTTCCGGGTCAAGGAAGGTATGCTCCGTGCGGTCCGGCGTCAGCGTGACGATCTCCGGCAGTTCAAGGCCAAGCTCCTTGCGGCAGACGGTACGCACGAAGCCCCAGGCATTCTGCATCGTCTTGGGGGATTTGTCTCCAGCGTCGGCGTCATAAACCTTTTGCCAATCCCGGATGCTTGTTACAGGCGTATCCATGACGGCCTGAAAGCGATTATTCATAATGTTGGTATAGCCCCGGATCGTGGCGGGGGACGCCTTGGCTCGCTCTTTCCTGGCGATATACCGTTGACAGGCTTCCCGGAGGGTCAGCTCAGACCGCGCCTGCCGCCGTCGCCCGGCCACATGCTCCGCTTTTATAAGCGCGGCCTGACGTTTACATTCCTTCTCCGTGGAGGCCGTCACGGGGATGCTGACGCCTCCCAGGCGCAGCTGGATAAACCATGATCCGCTGGGGAGTTTCCGGGGCTGCGGGACTTTCATACCATCACCACCTTACTTAATACTGAGAGGCACTTCCCATCAGCGCACTGGCGAAGAGAAAAGCCGCCAAATCTCGGTATGACAATCCACGAAACACATCAACGGCGCAAGTCAGAAGAATGAGAATGCTCGCTATAAACAGCCTCTTTCGTGCATCAGGAGAAACTATCCGACAAAGCCAGGTGGTGAAACAACCCAGCCCACAATAAAGCGGAAGCCCGATCCATGCCACCCAACGAGGGACATACAGCATCGCCGCAGAGCAGAGAAGCATTGCAGCGGTATAACAGACGGCAATAATGATTAACGTCAAAACAAAAATAAGCGCCTGTAAAAAACCAGACCTCTTTTCCGAATTGTTCAAGAGAAACCACCTCCTTCTATCGGACAATTTCGCCCATATCTTTTCGGTCATACCCTCGCGGGGCCACCGAAACAGCGAATACCTTGACTGGCAGGGCATCCCACGCAGCAGGGACGCAGCCGGAAATCGACGAAAATTTCATGGGGAATTTCGGTTGATATTGACGGTTTCATGTGCTACCATGCCACTACAAAATAAGGTGCTGGTTTGGATTGGAGGCGGCCCATGGAGCAAAGAATAATGGAAGTATTTGAAGCATTGACGGAAGAACAGAAGGAAAAAGTAATTACTTACGCTCAGACCCTTTTAGAAACTCAGCATACGACAGAACCTTCGCAAGATTCTCATCCGACAGCTGATTAAGGATAGAACGTAGCCGGTCTTGATTCGTCCCGCTCCCAGCGATGGGGGCGGGCGTTTCTGTTTTTGATATTAAGCGGGACATATCTACATTGAAATAATCAGCGATCCTTTCCAGCATTTCAAAGTCCGGCTCGCGCTGGCCGCTCTCATACATAGAAATGGTACTTCTGCCAACACCTAACCTTTTGGCAAGCTCCCCCTGAGATAAACCATCCTGCAAACGCAGGGCTCTTAATTCGTCCTTGAATGACATTACGATCACCTCGCACAAGATATATCACATATCGTGAAAAAAATAAAGAAAAATATTCACAGAACGTGTTGACATAATGGGCAGACCGTGTTATCATGGTCACGAATCGTGACGAAAGGAGGGCAGCTAGTGAAGACCGCAAACGAGATTGCCTGTGAACTTCGGACCCTTCGGGGCGATAAATCACAGGAAAAGGTGGCAAAAGATATTGGAATTAGTACTTCCGCCATTGCCATGTACGAGAACGGAGAGCGGATTCCCAGGGATGAAATAAAGGTTTTGCTTGCGAATTATTATGGCAAAACCGTAGGCGATCTTTTTTTTGGAGAACAGGGTCACGAAAAGTGACAATCGGAGGAAGCGGAAATGCCGTACACGAAACCTAAAGAACCGCCTTTTGTGCGGATGCAGCGGCTTTTGCGGGGCTACGGCCTGAACGGGGAAAATCTGGCCCTCATCCTCGAAGTGACGCCGCCGACAGCACGCTCCCGGTTGGAACAGCCGGAAAAGCTCACGCTGCGGGACCTGGACAGGATCAACCGCTTTGCGCATATCCCGCTGGAAGAAATCAGGGAGGCAATCACAAGATGAAGAAGAAGCATAAACGGACCGCCTGCAGGGTGCTGGGCTTCCTGGCCTTTGTGCTGATGCTGGGCATCGTACGCGGCATGGACATGGGCATCATGCCCATCGGCAGAGGCGCAGTCCTGGCGCTGACCAGCGAGGCCGTCGGCACGGCTCTGCTTTGGAAGGGAGGCGTGATCCGTGTCAGGTGAGTATATCAGCCGGGAGGCGTTGATGCAGGGACTTACAGATAAGTTCAAATCCCGGATCGGAGCATCCCGCATCCCTACATGGAACGATGCCTTTGACGCAGTAACAAACCTCCCCCCTACCACCGATGTGGTGGAGGTGGTACACGCAAGCTGGGTATGGAATCCGGACGGCATGGATTGGGGTATTGGCGCATGGGTGTGTGGCAAATGCAAATCGAGGCCGGAGACGTGGTGGAATACCGTGCAAGAGTGCCATCCTCTGAGATGTTCAGGAAGCCATTACTGCGGGAATTGTGGCGCAAAGATGGACGGAGGGCAGGACGAATGATCCCCGCGCCTGGAAGAAAACGGAGGGAAGAAAGCGTGACGAAGGAAGAACTGATCGAAGCGCTGCGGCGCTGCGCTTACATTGGCGAAGAACCCTGCGCCCAGTGTCCTGCTTTTCAGATGCAGGACTGTCACCACAAGATTGTGACCATGGCGGCTGATCTGTTGAAAGCATGGGACCCTTCCATTCACGTTGAAGTCCGCAATAACGCGCATCTGCTTTCTGAGTACCTGAGCGCCAGTGCAACGACGGAGGCCGCGGACACCGCCAAGGCTGACGGCGGCAAGCCGCATCCCAGCTATGTGCCGGTGGAGATCATCGAAGCCGTCATGCGGGTGCGGGAGTACGGGAACGCCAAATACGGCGACCCCGACAACTGGCGTACCGTGGAGCCGGAACGCTATCACGAAGCCCTGCTGCGGCACGTCCTGCGGGCCTGGACGGACCCCTACGCCGTGGACCCGGAAAGCGGCCTCATGCATCTGGAACACGCAGCCTGTAATATCGCGTTCCTGCTGGCGCTGAAGAGGGCGGAGGATGGCTGAATTGAGATACCGCAAATGTACCGGCGAGGGACAAGGCAGCTGTAAACGCTGTTCTGACAGCGGCAAATGGAATCGCAGCTGGATGTGCTTCCTCTATGAAATCGACGGACTGCCGGGCTGTTACTGCTGGAACTGCGTGAAAGCTATTCTCAATGAAGACGAAAAGACTGAACCAGAAGTATGAACGCTGTAATCAAGTATCCTGGCTCAAAGTGGGGCATAGCGCGATGGAACATTGATAACTTCCCGCCACATCATAGCTACCTGGAGCCTTTCTTTGGGTCCGGCGCTGTACTTTTCACGAAGCAGCGCAGCCGTATAGAAACGGTAAACGACCTCGACAGCGAAGTAGTAAATTTCTTCGAGTGGGTAAAGAAGGACCCGGAAAAGCTGGGATCTGAAATCTACTGGACGCCCTACGCGCGGGAGGTTTATGAAAAGGCATGGGCAGCACAGCAAACTGAAAGCGATAGCTTCAAACGAGCTGTGAACTTCTGCGCCCGCATGATGATGGGCCATGGATTTAGAACCACCGGAGAGAAGGTTGGATGGAAGAACGACGTGCAGGGCCGAGAAGCCGCTTACGCCGCCACATACTGGTGCAAGATGCCGCAGGTAATCATTGAGGCGGCGGAACGCCTCCGGGGCGTGCAGATCGAAAACCGCCCAGCCATGGAGCTGATCCGGCGATTTAACTTCCCAAACGTCCTGATTTACGCAGACCCGCCATACTTGCTTAGCACCCGGCACGGCAAGCAATACCGTTACGAAATGGACGAGCCAGAACATGCGGAACTGCTGGAGGCGTTAAAGGCGCACAGGGGCCCGGTCCTCATTTCCGGCTACGACAGCGACCTTTACAACAAATCCCTCGAAGGGTGGACCAAAAAGGAAATATCGGTCCTGGCGCAGACGGCAACAAAACGCCGGGAAATACTCTGGATGAACACGGAGCCGGATGAACAGATAAAAATGTTCTGAGAACATAGCGAGGCCGTCAGGCGGTGACACACCTGACGGCCCCAAGAAAGGAGATAAATGCTATGAAAGATTCTAACACGAGCGGAGGAGAAATGCAAGGCGTACATATCACCAGCCTGGAGCTGGAGAACGTGAAGAAGGTCAAGGCCGTGGCGCTGGAACCGGCGGCGGCGGGCCTGACGGTGATCGGCGGCAGGAACGGCGCGGGGAAAACCTCCGTCCTGGACGCTATCGCCTGGGCGCTGGGCGGTGAGAAGTTCCTCCCGGATGCGGCGAAGCGGTCCGGCAGCGTCCTGGACCCGATGCTGCGGGTGCAGCTCTCTAATGGCCTGACGGTCACCCGCAAGGGCCCGAAGGGCGCCCTCACCGTGACCGACGAAACGGGCAGGCGCAGCGGCCAACAGCTGCTGAACAGCTTTATTGAAGTGCTGGCCCTGGACCTGCCCCGCTTCCTGGGCGCTTCCGACAAGGAGCGGGCCGCCATCCTTCTGAATCTGCTGGGCCTCCAGGATCAGCTGGACGCCCTGGAACGGGAGGAGCGGGCGAAGTACGATACCCGCCTCCAGACCGGCAGGGACAGGGACCAGGCGCGGCACCACGCCGACAGCCTGGACTACTACCCCGACGCGGGCGCGCCGGTCAGCATGACGGCGCTCACGGAAAAGCTGAAGGAGGCGCAGGCGGAGAATGCCCGGAACCGTGCGTTTCGAGAAAAGATCGGTCAGCTGGAAGTGCGACGGGAGGAAATTCAGGAACGGATTCGGGAACTGCAAGCCGAGCTTGGAGGCGTCAATGATGGATTGCGCATTGCCCAAGAACAAGCGGAAAACCTGACGGACCGGGACGAGGACGCCATCCTTCAGCAAATCCAGGCCGCCGACGAGATCAACGCCAAGGTGCGGGCCAACGCCGCCAGGACGGAGGCGGACCAGCGGGCCAGCCTGCTGGCGGACGAATACGACGCCCTTACCGGGGAGATCGAAGACATCCGCGCCCGGCGTGCGGCGCTGCTGGAGGGAGCGGACATGCCCCTGGAGGGCCTCAGCGTGCAGGAGGGCGTGCTTACCTACCAGGGCCAGCCCTGGAGCTGCATGAGCTCTGCGGAGCAGCTGCGAGCCGCCACGGCCATCGTGGCGCGGCTCAAGCCGGAGTGCCGCTTCGTACTGGTGGACAAGCTGGAACAGATGGACACGGACACGCTGCGTCAGTTCGGCGCCTGGGCGGCGGATCAGGGCCTCCAGGTGATCGGGACCAGGGTAAGCACCGGCGGCGAATGTACGGTGATCATCGAGGATGGGGAGATCGCGGAAGAAGCTGCCGCGCCTGCCCCGAAGTGGAAGGAGGGCACATTCTAATGACCAGGAGCAAATATCAGCTGGAATCCTCCGTGAAGAAAAAGGGCGTTAAGTTCTGCTTCTACGGTCCCGAAGGTATCGGAAAAAGCACGCTGGCGAGCCAGCTTCCCAGCACCCTCTTTATCGACACCGAGGGCAGCACCGACCACATGAACGTCGTGCGGTATCCTCGGCCGCAGAGCTGGGACGCGCTGCTGGACATGGTGGAGGACGCCGGAAACCTGAAGATCAGGACCCTGGTGATCGACACCGCCGATTGGGCGGAAAGGCTCTGCACCGACGCCCTGTGCGCGGCCAAGGGCTGGAAGGGCATCGAGGACGCCGGGTACGGCAAAGGCTATGTCTACCAGGCGGAGGCCTTCGGAAAGCTGCTGGACAAGCTGACGGAGATCGCGGAAAAGGGTATCAACGTCGGCTTCTGTGCCCACGCACAGCTCAGGAAGATCGAGGCCCCGGAGGAAACCGGAGCTTACGACCATTGGGAAATGAAGCTGGCAAAGAAGATCGGCCCCATGGTCAAGGAATGGGCGGACCTGCTTATCTTCTGCAACTACAAGATCATGGTCGTCAAGGGCGCGAATCCCATGGAGAAGAACAAGGTGGCCGGGGGCAAGCGGGTCATGTATACCTCCCATCACCCGATTTGGGACGCTAAAAACCGCTTCGGCCTGCCGGAAGAACTGCCTATGAGCTATGAGGCCATCCGGGAAGTATTCGAGCGAAAGCCCAAGGAGCCGCCGGAGCCGATCCATATCCCGCTGGAGACGCCCGCGCCGGACTTCGCGGCAGCGGAGCCCGCGCCGAATGAGCCGCCGCAGGAGCAGGAACCGGCGGACGAACTGCCGGAGAATCCCTTCACCGGCGAGGCGGAAGGCCCGGTATTCCCGGAGCCGAAGCCGGAAAAGGAATGGACGAAGGCCGACAGGAAAGTGCTGGAGCCGACGCAGCTCAAGGACCGTTTCCCCGACCTGGCCCAGCTCATGGAGGCATCCGGCATCCAGTACGCCGAAGTGCAGGCCGCCGTCAGCAACCGGGGGTACTTCCCCGGCGACATGCCGATTGAACTGTACCCCGCCGATTTCGTCAAGGGCTGCCTGGTGGCCGCCTGGGACAGCGTGAAGAATTTGATTATGGACATGAGGAGGAAGAACAATGGCTGAGGAACTGAGCAGAGAACTGGATTGGGACGAGGGCATAGAGCTGACGCAGGGTGGCTTTGAAGTCCTCCCGGAAGGCGAATATGAATTTACCGTCGTCAAATTCGAGCGGCAGCGCCACGCGGGGAGCGACAAGCTCCCCAGCTGCCCGAAGGCGGTACTGACCCTGGACATGAAGAACGCGGAGGGACGGGGCCAGGTGACCCACAACCTTTTCCTCCATACCAAGACACAGGGCCTTTTGTCCGCCTTTTTCGTCAGCATCGGACAGGGCAACGTGGGCGACAAGATCAAGCTGGATTGGGGTAAGGTGCCGGGCGCTACGGGCCGGGCGAAAGTGACGATCCGCAAGTTTACGAAGAAGGACGGTAGCGAGGGCGAAAGCAACGACGTGACCTTCCTGCCTCCGCTGCGGAACTGGACGGCGGGAGGATTCTAAGATGGAGCTGCGCCCATACCAGAAGGCGGCGCGGCAAGCGATCCACGGGGAATGGGACCAGGGCAGGCGGAAAACGCTCCTGGTCCTTCCCACCGGCACAGGCAAGACCATCGTTTTCGCCGCCGTCGCGGAAGATCAGGTGCGGCGGGGAGAAAGAGTGCTGGTGCTGGCCCACCGTGGGGAGCTGTTGGAGCAGGCCGCCGCGAAGATCGGCGCGGTCTGCGGCCTGGGCTGCGCCACGGAGAAAGCGGAGCAATCTTCCCTGGGGAGCTGGTTCCGTATCACCGTGGGCAGCGTGCAGACGCTTATGCGGGAAGCCCGCCTGGACCGTTTCGGGCCGGATCACTACGGCACGATCATCGTAGACGAAGCACACCACATTCTGTCCGACAGTTATCAGCGGGTGCTGGACCACTTCCCCGCGGCCAACGTGCTGGGCGTCACAGCCACGCCGGACCGGGGCGATATGCGGAACCTGGGGCAATACTTTGATTCCCTGGCCTACGAATACCGCATCACCCAGGCGATCAAGGACGGGTATCTGTGCCGGATCAAGGCGCAGACCATCCCCCTGCAGCTGGACATGACCGGCGTAAAGACCCAGGCGGGCGATTACAGCGCCGCCGACGTGGGCCATGCCCTGGACCCTTATCTGGAACAGATTGCGAACGAAATGAAAAACTACTGCGCGGGGCGCAAGACCGTGGTATTCCTCCCGCTGATCGAAACGAGCCGCCGCTTCTGTGCCCTGCTGAAAGACCGGGGCTTCCGCGCGGCGGAAGTGAACGGCCAGAGCGAGGACCGGGCGGACATCCTGGCGGACTTCTCCGCCGGCAGATACGACGTGCTGTGCAACAGCATGCTTCTGACGGAAGGCTGGGACTGTCCCGCCGTGGACTGCATCGTAGTGCTGCGGCCCACGAAGGTGCGGAGCCTCTATTGCCAGATGATCGGCAGAGGGACGCGGCTGCACCCCGGCAAGGACCACCTGCTTGTGCTGGATTTCCTCTGGCACACCACCCGGCATGAGCTCTGCCGTCCGGCCTGCCTCATCTGCGAGAATCCCGAAGTGGCGGAGAAAATGACCGTCAATCTGGAGGGAGAAGCGGAGCCTATGGACCTGGAAACCGCCGAGCAGGCCGCACAGGCGGACGTTGTGGCGGAGCGGGAAGCGGCTCTGGCCAAAATGCTGGACGAACAGCGGCACCGCAAGCGGGCCCTGGTGGACCCGCTGCAATTCGAGTACAGCATCCAGGCGGAGGACCTGGCCGGATATGAGCCGGTATTCCCGGCGGACATGGCCCCGCCCACGAAGAAGCAGCTGGAACTGCTGGAACGCCGGGGCATCTTCCCCGACGAAATCAGCTGCTTCGGCAAGGCGCAGCTCATCATCAATAAGCTGATGAAGCGCCAGGACGACGGTCTTACGACGCCGAAACAGATACGCCTGCTGGAAAAGTACGGCTTCCTCCATGTGGGCGAATGGGACTTCCATGAAGCCAGCAAGATGATCTCCCGGATCAGCGCCGCCGGATGGCGGGTGCCTCGCGGCATTGATCCGGCACAGTACAGACCGGCCAGGACGGAGGAGGCGATTTCATGGACGGATATGATCTCCTGAAATGCCTGGAGGCCATAGACCCCTGCGGCCTTACCTACCAGGAATGGACGACCGTGGGCATGGCCTTGAAGGAAGCTGGCTATCAGGCCTCCGTGTGGGACGAGTGGAGCCGCAGGGACGGCGCCCGGTATCATCCCGGCGAGTGCTTCCGCAAGTGGGAGACCTTCCGGGGCAGCGGGGACCCGGTTTCCGGCGGGACCATCGTGCAGATGGCAAAGGAACGGGGCTGGCGGCCCGACGAAGGACATGAACTGAGCTGGGACGACGCCCTGGAACTGGCGCCCCGCGCCCTGGACGTCGATCCCGGCTGGCTGGAGGCAGAAACCATCCAAGAGCCGGACCGCTGGGACCCAGTAAGCGAGCTGACCCGGTATCTGGAACTGCTGTTCCAGCGGGAGGATTACGTTGGATATGTGACCGAGTGCTGGCCTAGGGAGGACGGCGGCTTTGCCCCCAAACAGGGCTGCTATGACCGCACGGCGGGTGAACTGCTGGACAAGCTGAGCAAGTGCCGGGGGGACATCGGCAAGGTGATCGGGGACTGTCCCCCGGAGGCGGGCGCGTGGATCCGCTTCAATCCCCTGGACGGACAGGGCGTCAAAAATGCCAACGTCAAGGAGTTCCGCTATGCCCTGGTGGAGTGCGACAACGTAGAGAAGGACAAGCAGCTTCCCCTTTACAAGCAGCTCAACCTTCCCATCGCCGTGGCCGTGGACAGCGGTAATAAGAGCGTTCACGCCATTGTGAAGATCATGGCCGGGAGCGAGCAGGAATACAAGCGCCGGGTGGAATACCTCTACAAGGTGCTGCGGGAACGGGGCGTGGAGGTCGATACCCAAAACAAAAACCCCTCCCGCCTGAGCCGGCTTCCCGGCGTCACCCGGAATGGCAAGAAACAATTCATCATCGAGGAGGCCAGCGGCGCGGAGGATTGGGAATCCTGGCGGGAATGGATCGAGGCCCAGGCGGACGATCTGCCGGAGCTGGAGAATCTGGCCGAGACGGAAACGCCCCCGCTGCCGCCGCCGGTGATCGACGGCATCCTTCGGAAAGGTCACAAGCTCATGCTGGCCGGGCCCAGCAAGGCGGGCAAATCCTTCGCCCTGCTGGAACTGGCGATGGCAATCGCAGGCGGGAATACCTGGCTTGGCTGGCGGTGCGCCCAGGGAAGGGTCCTCTACGTCAACATGGAGCTGGCGCGGGAAAGCTGCCTGCACCGCCTGAAGATCATGCAGGAGCAGTGGGGGCTGCCAAAGGAGGCCCTGGCGAACATCAGCGTATGGAATCTTCGGGGGAAGTCGCTCACCCTGAAGGAACTGGCCCCCAAGATGATCTGGCGGCTGCGAAACAATCCCGTGGACGTGATCATTCTGGATCCCATCTATAAGCTGATCGGCGGCAACGAGAGCGACATGGGCGACGTGGCCCGCTTCTGCGGCCTCATGGACCGCCTGTGCGTCGAATTGGGCTGCGCGGTGATCTACTGCCACCATCACAGCAAAGGCAAACAGGGAGAGAAGAACGCAGCCGACAGGGCCAGCGGCAGCGGCGTATTCGCCAGGGACGCGGATGCGCTCTTAGACATGATCCAGCTGCGGGTGCCGGAATCCATGCAGAGTTTTTGCGGCATGAACGAGACGGCGACGGCATGGCGGATCGAGCCGGTCCTTCGGGAGTTCCCGGAGCCGGGACCCATCGACGTATGGTTTGACTACCCGCTGCACCTCCCGGATAAGAGCGGCCAGCTGGCGACGTGTAAACCGGATGACGGGACCCCTTCTATTGACGAGCTGAACGCACGACGGCAGGCCGCGCAGGCGGAAAAAGAGGAATCGTTGACACGGGCTATCGAGCGGCTTGAGAAAGAAAACGATCGCGGGATCATCGAAATCCAAGCCCTGGTGAACATTATGGGCATGACCCCGGCAACCGTCGCAAAGTACCTGAAAAACGCCGGTTTTACGGTCAAAGGTGACACCCATAACAGATACGATAAAGACCATAATCTGTTAGAATGTCAAGCAATCGCGTTTCGGACAAGCTGACAAAACGAAATACGGGTAAAACCCTCAAATATAGGAAATTACCCGTATTCGTGGGCAAAGCAAAAATCCCGTATTTATCCATCATGGGTAAAGTCCTTTTACGAGGAAATTACCCAAAACACGGGCAATTTCCTCCCCTATATAGGGGGTAATAACCCCCCTATAAATAGGGGTATTACCCCTGGATAAGTTCAAACGGCAGAACGACCGAAGGCAGAAGGAGGCGTGAAATGCCAGAAAGAAGGCTAAACCACGAGGAGCAAAAAGACCTGGCGCATAGAATATTCCTCCACCTGGACCAAATTAGGACTAGGCTATGGCAGGACGATTGCGAGGACGTCATGGACGACGTGTGGCCGGATCTTGTCAGGGTTAGAGACCTTGTCTATGAAATGATTTACGGCAAAGAGGAGGAATGAGCACATGATTCAGTTTTTCATCCCCGGCGAACCGCCCACGGCGACAGCCCAGCAGAAGGGGTACAACCGCAGGACGAAGAAATATTACAAGCCTGCCGAGTTGCAGGACGCGGAGCAGAAGTACATGGCCTATGCAAACGAAGTGAGACCGGCGCAGCCCCTGGAGGGCGCCATTGACCTCTCGGTGATCTTCGGCTTCCGGGTGCGGGGAGATCACGTCGCCGGGGAGCCCAAGACCAGCAAGCCGGACACGGACAACATGGTGAAGGCCCTGAAGGACTGCCTCACCCGCTGCCGCTTCTGGAACGACGACGCCCAGGTGGCTGCGGAACGGTCCGTGAAGTTCTGGACAGACGAGACGCCCGGAATCCTGGTGGTCATCAGGACATGGGACGAGCTCCCGGAGGACGCCACATGAGAGACTGGCACATGAAGTTCCTTTGTACGTCCTGCAGCGCAGTCATGGCCGCCGAGCTGGACGGCGCTTATGAGCTGCGGAAGGATCAGTTTGACAATCCGCCGATGAATGTCCCTTGTGACCGATGCGGGAAAAAGAAGCCGTGCAGCACCTACTGGATCACGAAGCCGGAGAAGGCATGAGACGACGGAGTAAGAAGCCGCCGGTCTATCGGCTGTTCTGCTGCCCGGTATGCTGTGAGACGATCACGATACCCAAGAGGCGGAAGACCGCGGTGGGCCACGTCAAGACCATGTGGTGCTGGAAATGCCGGACAGTGCGGGATTTCATCCAGATAACATAGCGCCCAAAATGAAACGATTTGTTTCATTTTGGAGAGGACGTTTCGCCGGAATCTTTCAGGTGTTAGCTGTCAGGCTGACACCTGACATTCCGCCGGATAAGGACGAAGGGAGGCGGCGATTATGATTTGCCCGTATTGCGGACAGGAACAGAGCATCTGCATCGACAGCAGACAAAAGGGACTTGAAAGAAACCGGACCTATTCGTGCCGCGCTTGCAAGAAGCGGTACTACACCAAGGAACTGCTGCTTTCGTCATCGACCAGAGTTGAGGACGCGAAAGAAGAGCTGGAGAATACGCTGAACGCGCTCCGTGCGGCCTTACGCGGGGCGGACAGCGCACTTAAGTTCCTGGGAAGCAAGGAAGGAGTGGAAGAATGAGCCGCCGAAGGAGTAACGGCTGGCGGCAGGCGGCGAAGTCTGCGGCCTACGATTACCCGGCGCTTCGGCGGGAGCTGGATGCTTTGCAGGCTGGCGGTGGGGTAACGATGGACGGTATGCCCGGCAGCCGGGAGGCACGGCGCAGCACAGAGGACGCCGCCCTGCGGGAGCTGGACTGGCAGCAGCAACGGCGGCTGGATGCGGTGGAACACGCTATCCGCATTTCGTCGCAGCTTACGTCCGGGCCGTCCAGGGTAAAGCTCATAGAGCTGGTGTACCTGCTGCCGAAGGACAGGCAATACAAGCTGGAGGGCGCGGCCATGCAGATCCCGGTCAGCGTCCAGATGGCGAAGATTTGGAACAATGACTTTTTGCTCCTGGTGTGGGGGCAGTTGAGGGGGAAATGATGAAGCTGGTGCCGCTTGAACGCGAGGAATGCGCAGAGTTTGTGAACCGGCTTCACCGTCACCATGAGGCCGTCATGCGGGATCGCTTCCGCATTGGCGCCGAGCTGGACGGGCGGCTGGTGGGAATCGTCCAGGTTGGAAACCCATGTGCCCGTGCGCTGTGCGACGGCAAGACGCTGGAAGTGGTGCGACTGTGTACCGACGGCACAAGGAACGCTTGCAGCTTTCTCTATTCCGCTGCGGCGCGTGTTGCTCAGAACCTGGGCTATTCCAAAATAATCACATACATCCTGGACACCGAGGACGGAGCCAGCCTTCGCGCCGCCGGATGGCACAAAGAAGCGGATATCCGGGGCCATACCTGGAATACGCCAAGCAGGCCAAGACAAACGACGGCACCGACGGCGAACAAACAACGGTGGGCGCGGGAGCTATGAACGGTACAAAAGTCTAACCAAAAGCACCCGGAAAACGTGCTATAATCTGTACGCTGGAGCGCTGGCCCGAAAGGACCGGCGCTCTTGCTATATCATGCCACAGGAAAGGAGTGACGGCGGTGCTGGAAAACGTACGCTGGGAGAAGTTCTGCCAGCTTTATGCTCGTGACGGCAACGCCGCCGCTGCTTATCGTGGGGCCGGGTATCATCCGAGGACGGCGGATTCGGAGTACAAAGCTGCTTCCCGGTTGTTGAAGAATGTAGAGGTTCGCAGCCGCATCCAGGAGCTGACGCGGGAGGCCAAGGAACAGGCGCTGCAAAGCTCCATCGCCGATATCGTGGAGATTCGCCAGGTCATGACGCAGATCGTCAGGGGCGAGATCGACGACGCGAAATCCGCTGACCGCATCCGCGCCGGGGAGTTCCTGGCGAAGCTGGGCGGGCAGCAGCCAGAGCCGCCCACGGTGCGCGTGGAGCTTTCCCTGGAGCAGAAGTTTAACCGGCTGCGGGAGATCATTCGTGACGACGGCGGCGACGATTGACGCCGATCTGGAGGTCGCGGAGTGGTGGGCTGAGCTGCGGAGGACCACCAACAAGAGCTTCCGGAAGCTGTACGCGGACACAAGCCGCTATCTGGTCCTCTGCGGGGGCGGCGGCAGCGGCAAGAGCATCTTTGCAGGCCGGAAGGTCCTGGAGCGCGTCACGTCCGAGACGGGGCACCGCTGGCTTGTATGCCGGAAGGTGGCAAAGACGCTGCGGGACAGCTGCTTTGCGCAGCTGCGGGGCCAGATCGCGGAGCATTACCCCTCCGCCGGGGCGAAGATCAACATAAGCGACATGCGGATCACCTTCCCCAACGGCTCAGAAATCCTCTTTGCGGGGCTGGACGACGTGGAGAAGCTGAAATCTATCTATGACATTACCGGAATATGGGTGGAGGAGGCCAGCGAGATCACGGAGGCGGACTTCAATCAGCTGGACATTCGCCTTCGCACGGACTTTCCGCAGTACCTCCAGATGATCCTCAGCTTCAATCCCATTTCCATTACGCACTGGCTCAAGCGCCGGTTCTTCGACACGCCGGACCCGCGGGCCACGACGCACCGCAGCACCTACAAGGACAACCGCTTCCTCACGGCGGAGGCGGTGCGGACCCTGGAAGCCTTCCGGAATACTGATCCGTACTATTACCAGGTCTATTGTCTCGGTGAATGGGGCGTTACGGGCAAGACGGTATTCGACGGGCAGGCGGTCAGCGAGCGCCTCAGCAGCGTCCCGGAGCCGGTGAAGCGGGGCTTCTGGCAGTACGCCGACGATATGAGCAAGATCACCTGGGAGGACGGCAGCGGGCCGGTGACGATCTTCCGGGAGCCGGTGGAGGGCAGGCCCTATGTGATCGGCGGCGACACTTCCGGCGAGGGCAGCGACTTCTTCGTGGCTCAGGTGCTGGACAATATCACCGGGGAGCAGGTGGCGGTGCTGCGGCACCAATACGACGAAGACACTTATGCAAAGCAGGTGTTTTGCCTGGGGAGATATTACAACGACGCCCTTGTGGGCATCGAGGCCAATTTCTCCAGCTATCCCATCAAGCGGCTGGAACAGCTGGGGTACAAGAATCAGTACGTCCGGGAGCAGGAGGACACCTATACCGGGGCTATCCGCGCGGCTTTCGGCTTCCGCACCACGGCCACGACGCGCCCGGTGATCATCGGGACACTGGTAGAGGCCATGCGGGACAGCATCGGCACGGTGAACGACCGCACGACGCTGGAGGAAATGCTCACCTTCGTCCGCAATGAGAAGCTGCGGGCCGAGGCAGAGGAAGGGGCGCACGACGATTGCGTGCTGGCCCTGGCGATTGCCTGGTACATCCGGCCGCAGCAGCGGATGACGGTGCTTACCAAGGAGCCGGAGGGCAAGGTACGCTGGACCGACGACATGTGGGAGGACTACCGAAACGCCGACGCGGATGAACGGCGGTATTTGATTTCCAGGTGGGGAGAACCGAAACGATGAGCAATCAGGCGAAGTTGGACTATTGGAAGGACTGGCTGGGGCGGAATGAAACCGCCCTGGGCGATCTGAGCAAGAGGATGGACGAGCGGGAAGCCCTCTATCGGGGCGAAACGCGGCAGATCACGCCTCTGACGCCCAAGGATAAGGCGAAGAACGGACAGTTCCGAAAGACCGTCCACCTGCGGAATATCGTCGCGGAGAACATCGAAAGCGAGGTCAGCGCCGTTATTCCGCAGCCGAAGGTGACCGCCCGCCGTCAGTCTGACGAATGGCGGGCCAAGCTCCTGGAGGACATGCTGCGCAATGAGCTGGACCGGCTCCCCATGGAGACTTTGAACGACATGATGGAGCGCACCGTGCCCATCCAGGGCGGCGCTTACTGGCTTGTCGAATGGGACAATTCCAAGCGGACGCACAGTACGGTGGGCGACGTGACAGTGAGTATCCTGCATCCCAAGCAGGTCATTCCGCAGGACGGGGTATTCGGGTCCGTGGAGGACATGGACGCCGTGGTGTTGAAGCTGCCGCAGACGCGGGCTTATATCCGCCGGGTGTACGGCAAGGACGTGGACGAAGGCGAGGAAGCCCCGGAGGCCCGCAGCCTGGACCGGGACGCGGATACGGCGGAGGATATGGTCACGCAGTATGTGGCCTACTTCCGGAATGAAAAAGGCGGGATCGGCAAATTCTCCTGGGTCAACGACATCATCCTGGAGGATATGGAGGATTTCGAGGCCCGGCGGCTGCGGCGGTGCGTCCAGTGCGGTGAAGTGCTGGAGCCGGAGGCGGAACGGTGCCCGGTCTGCGGTTCGGAGCAGGCGCAGGAGGGCGAGGCGGAGAGCGAGGAGCTGTATTCCGGCTTCACCACCAAGAACGGCACGCAGATTCCCGGCGCGGCGCAGCTCGTAGACGAAGTGGGCCTGCCGTTCATGCAGCCGACGGTGCTGCCTTACTACAAGCCCGACGTGTTCCCCGTGTTCCTCCAGAAGAACGTGAGCGTTTTCGGGCGGTTGCTGGGTGACAGCGACGTGGACAAGATCGCGGACCAGCAGAACACCATGAACCGCATGGAAACGAAGATCATCGACCGCTTTATCAAGGCCGGCACGCGGATCACCTGGCCGGATAGGGCGGACGTGACCGTGGACCCGGAGGACGGGGAGAAAATCCTGATCGGGAACGCGGCGGACGCGGCCTTGATCGGGGTCTATCAGTTCAGCGGCGACCTCAGCCAGGAAATGGCCTACAAAGACCAGATTTATGAGGAATCCCGGCAGGCTCTGGGGATCACGGACAGCTTTCAGGGGCGGAACGACCCCACGGCGGAATCCGGCGTCGCAAAGCAATTCGCCGCCCAGCAGAGCGCCGGACGGCTGGAGAGCAAACGCATTATGAAGGAAGCGGCCTACGCCGAGCTGTTCAAAAGGATTGTGCAACTGAAGGTTGCCTATGCCGACGAGCCGAGAAGCGTCGTGGCCACCGACGACCGGGGGCAGGCGCAGTATGAGGAGTTCAACCGCTACGACTTCTACGAGCAGGACGAGAAGGGCGAGTGGCACTGCATTCTGGACGACGAGCGCTTCCTTTTCAGCTGCGACACCTCCGCACCGCTGGCGAACAACCGGGAGCAGATGTGGCAGGATACCACGAACATGTTCCAGATCGGGGCATTTGGCCAGCCGGACAACTTGGACACACTTCTCCTCTATTGGACCAAGCTGGAGCTCCTGCATTATCCCGGAGCCAGCGACACCAAAGAATACCTCCTCAAGCTCCAGGAACAGCAGATGCAGATACAGCAACAGCAGCTTGAAATGCAGCGGGCGGCTATGGAGGAACAGCACCGCCGGGAGAACCTCCAGGCTGAACGGGAAGCGGAAGCCCAGGGCAAGGAAGACGCCTGGCGCATGATCCAGGCCATGACGGCACGGCGGAAGCAGCAGCCGCAGCCGCCTCCGATGATGTGACTATCCATCCGGGACGCCGGATGAAGATACTTTCGCATGGAAACGCGCACAAATTCCAAATCTGCCCGAAAGGAGGATACCGGGGATGGCTAATTCCAAGGGCTATATCGGCAAGATCGCCAACCAGGGCCCCCAGGTGGTCAAAGCGCCCACTCAGTCCGTGAAAAAGGGCAACAGCTCCAAGATGACGGGCAACGACCTGCGCAACGGCAGGGGCAAAAAGTAAGCGGCGGGGAGGCATGACCTCTCCCCCGCGCTGCGGCAGCGAGGCCGATTCCCAATGAACGGGCAAAAATCATTTCGCCTGACCGGCGCAAAAAGGTCGAAAGGAGAACACCATGGATGAATTTGACACTCTGTTTGAGGACGCATTGAAGGGCGGAGGGTCTGAGTCCGCCCCGGAAACGGCGGACAGCGCCGCGGAGGTCCAGGCGGGGCAGGAATCCCCTGCGGCGGAAGCCAGCCAGCAGGGAGAGGCCACGCCCGCTGGACAGGAGGCAGCGCAAAAGGAGCCCATGCCGCCCGATCAGCGGGCACGGCAGGCGGAAGGCCGCCGGATCAGGGAACGGGAGGCCCGCGCCTATCAGGCCGGGCTTGAGGAGGCCAGCCGGATCATCCGGGAAGCGCAGATCGCCAATCCCGCCAAAAACGGCGCGGCCATCGACAACCTGGACGAGCTGCGGGCCTACAACGATTCCCGCCGGGAAAAGCGCCTGCAGGAGGGCAAGCCCACCGCTTCCGACATCGAGCATATCGTAGACCGGCGCATCAGCGCCATGCAGCAGCCGCAGCAGCAGGAAACGCCCCTCAGCGCGGAGGATCAGCAGGCGGTGCAGCAGCAGCTGGCGGAAATCAGGGCCATGGACCCGGCTATGACGGGCCTTCCCGCCATCCTGGACAGCGAGGCGGGGCCGAAATTCCGGGAATATGTGGCGCTGGGGCTGGACTTCAAGGACGCCTACACTCTGGCGGCGAAGGACCGGCTGGCGAGTATCGGCGCGAATCGCAGCGGCGCGAGGACCGGCGGCAAGGACCATCTTTCCGCCACCCGGCAGCAGGGCAGCGGCGGCGTGGACGTTCCCGCCGACGAAATGGCCCTCATGCGGGCGCTCAATCCCGATATGTCCGACACAGAGCTTCGTCAATATTACGAAGCCGACAAGAAGAAGTTCGGCAGATAAGGCCCCGGCCACGGGGCCGGAAAGGAAGGAAACATGAGAGGTTTCATCCCTCATACCAACGAGGACGGGCGCGTCCCGCCCTGGAAATACCTCCCCGCCACCGGCTCGACCAAGCCCGATATCGGCCTGGCGCTGGTGCTCAGTTCCGGTAAGCTGGTCAAGGCTTCCGGCACTACTAAGCCCACCCACATCTGCATGCGCGAGGAACCCGCCGCCGTGCCTGCGGGCACGCTGCTTCCCGTCATCGAGATTGAGCGGGACCAGGTTTTCGAAGTCACCAACAGCGCCAGCCTTGCCAGCGTCAACGTCGGCCAGGCTGTCACCATCAGCTCGGACGGTCTCCAGGTGACCGGCACCACGTCCAGCGGCGTGGCCACCATCGTCGAGAAGACCCCCGGCACCGGCACCGGCAATCCCACGCTGGTGAAATTCCTGTGAAAGGAGGACGCCGATAATGGCTAATATCACTTTTTCCGAGGGCAGCGGCGTCAATGATTCCATCTTCGGGAAATCTCAGACCGCTATCCGCACCCTGATCACCAAGAAGGGCGAAGCCTTCGAGCAGGAGAGCATCATCAAGCGCCTGTTCAATCAGCAGAAAAGCGACAAATGGGCGGAGAAATATTCCAGCATGACCGCCATGGACGGTTTCAGGGTGGCCGGCGAGAACGGCGCCTATCCCACCGACGGCCAGGAAGTGGGCTTCGAGAAGGTCATCGAAGCCGTTACCTGGAAGGACAGCTTCTCCCTGAGCCGGGAGATCGTGGAGGACAGCAAGACCGTCGATCTGCGCAAGAAGCCCCAGGGCTTTATCGCGGCCTACTACCGCACCCGTGAGAAGCTGGGCGCGGCTATGCTGGGCGGGGCCATCAAGGGCGACGCCTCCGCCTCCTACGCGGGCGGCAACTTCAGCCTGCTGGGCGCGGACGGCCAGAATCTCTTTTACGCCTCTCATCCCGCCAAGATCAAGGGCGCTGCGCAGTGCAACCTGTTCTCCGACGCCTTCAGCGCCGACGCCCTGGGCATGCTGGAGGTCAAGATGCAGAACTTCCGGGGCGACAACGACGAGATCCTGGACGTGGCCCCCGACACCATCATCATCCCCAACATCCACAGCCTGAAGAAGGCCGTCTTCGCCGCCATCGGCGCGGACAAGGACCCGGCGACCGCCAACAACGGCTTCAACTATCAGTTTGGCCGCTGGAACGTCACCGTCTGGCCCTATCTCAATCAGTTCATCACCGCCGGGACTGCGCCCTGGATGCTCATGGACAGCCGGTACAACAAGGAAAACGACGGCCTGATCTGGCAGGACCGCGTGAATCTGGACGTGCGCAGCACCGTGGACGAGAACACGGACGCCAACGTGTGGCGGGGCTACGCCCGGTTCAGCGCGGGCTTCAATGACTGGCGGGCCATCGCCTGCGCCGGCGTGAGCGGGGCGACTGACCTCGACTGATCGGAGGGCGGCATGGACTATACCAGATTTACCAACGTGGAGATCACCGGCGAGCTGAAGGTGAACGGCTCCGCTGCCATGCCCGCCGCTACCGCCGACAAGGCGGGCGCGGTAAAGCAGGGCGTGGCCGTGGCCGACGCCGCCAGCACCGCCCCCACGGCTGCGGAGTTCAAGGCCTTGCTGGACAGCCTGCGGGCCGCCGGGATCATCGCCACCAGCACCTGACGGGAGATCGGAATTGCGGGGAGACGGATTGCCACGTCGGCTTCGCCTCCTCGCAATGACGGAACGGAGGAACTGACATGAAGAACTTTGTGAAAGCGGCTCTGATCCGGGCCGCGAGGACAATGGCGGAATGTGCTCTGGCCTATATCGGATCGGCGGCACTCGTTTCCCAGGTGGATTGGCTGGGCGTCCTGTCCTCTGCCGCGATGGGCGGCATTATCTCCATCCTCCTGGCTGTGGCCACGGGCTTGCCGGAAGCGCCCAGAGGAGGCGGCAGCTGATGGAATGGACCGTCGTGGTGGTGCTGATCGCCCTGGTGGGGCTGGTCATCAGCGTCCTGACACCTGCCATTAAGCTGAATACCAGCGTGACACGGCTGAGCACCCTGGTGGACAGCCTCAATAACAAGCTCAGCTCCATGGAATCCAATAACAGCGAGGCGCACCGGCGCATTTGGGGCGAGCTGGACGAGCATAAAAGCACCCTGAGCGCCCATGAGACGCGGATCACCGTGCTGGAAAAGCGCGGAGAATAGAATGAGGGAGGGCGAATAACCCTCCCTCTCGCCAAATGAGGGATTGGTATGACCTACTATGACTGCATCCGGGATATCGACCGGATCGAGCCCAACGCCTACGAAACCGAAGATAAAATCCGCTGGATCAGGGAATGCGAGGGAATGATCTACACCGACCTTTTCCTTCAGCAGCCCCTTGGATTCCACGTTGACGATATGAACGACCTGCTGATGTGGGAACTGAGCATCCCCGCGCCTTACAACAAGGTGTACCGGCGGTATCTCCAGGCCATGATCCACCAGGCAAACGGAGAATATGACCGCTATGCAGCTTCCATGCAGCTTTTCAATTCCGCCTGGAGCGAGCTTTGCCGCTGGTTCGGGCAGGATTATGACATTGCGGACCACGACCGCAACCGGCGTGTGACCGTGCGCATCCCCTTCGAGGAGGGGCCGCCGGAGCCGAAGGATTCCCTTGCGAAGGACAGCGGCGGCTATGTGGCCCCCGAATATCCCGTCGAAGGCCGCCCCTTCCCTCTGCTGCATGTGCCGCCCCGCTGCGCCTTCGTCGGCGGGCGGGTGGTCATCCGGCGGCTGTATATGAATCCCGACGAACAGAAGGTATACGGCAACCTGTGGTTTGGGGACCCGCACGATAACGTGGGCCAGACGGACATGAAGATGTATAAGCGCCGGAGCTATACGGTGCCGGTGCTCATCGGTGACGTGGAGGGCAGCGACATCGGAATTACGATGAACGCGCCCGGAAACGGAGAGGCATATCTTACCGGCATCCTCTGCGTCCCCGAAGAACAATTCTTTTACGGAAACCGGGAGCTGTGGCCGAATCCTCCCCCGGACATGGGGAGGCCGCAGGACGACCCGATTGAGGAAATTGAATAATGCCGAAAATCCGAGAACTGACGCAAACGCCGCCCATGGCCGAGGGGGACGCGGAAGCCCAGGTCGATGCGCTGCGGGACTATCTGCTGCGGATCACTGAGGAGCTGACGTATCTCCTTACCCATTTGGAAGCGGACAACATCAACGACAGTACCTTTGAGCGGATCGCGGGCATGATCCCGAAGGCGGCCATTACCGCCCCGCCCATGGACGGCCAAGGCAGCGCGGGCAGCAGCGCCACCTGGGCCAGGGGCGACCACCAGCACCCGAAGGACAGGGACAAGGCCGACGTGAGCGCCCTGGCAGCCCTGGCGGCCGAGCTGGCGGCCCATGTCGCGGATAAGCTGAATCCCCATGAGGTCACGGCGGGCCAGGTGGGATATGACAATTCCGAGAGCGGGCTTGTGTCGGAAACCGTGCAGGACGCCATGGATGAGGCTATCGACCTGGCGATCTCCCTGATCCCGACGGACCCGGCGGATATCGGGGCCATTCCTGCCAGCGAAAAGGGCTCGGCCGGCGGCGTGGCTGAGCTGGACAGCAGCGGCCACGTCCCCAGCAGCCAGCTCCCGTCGTATGTGGACGACGTGCTGGAATATCCCTCCATTACGGACTTCCCGATCCCCGGAGAATCCGGGAAAATCTATCTGGCCATCGACACCAACCTGTTTTACCGCTGGGGCGGGACGACTTATGGCCCGACGAACCCTTCCCTGGCGCTGGGAGAGACCAGCGAGACGGCCTACCGAGGGGACCGGGGAAAAATCGCCTACGACCACAGCCAGACGGTGAGCGGGAATCCGCATAACGTCAGCGCCTCCGACGTGGGGCTTGGGAACGTGGCGAATGAACGGCAGTACAGCGCACAAAACCCGCCCCCCGCGCAGAACGCGGCGGCGACGGGCTATGATGGCGAAGAAAGCGGCCTTGAGGCGGATAACGTGCAGGATGCGATTGATCTGCTGGTAGCGGGAGGCGGCGGAGGCGGCGCCCCGCTTTCGGACGAGGATCCGCAAATGGATGGGGAGGCCAGCCCCGGCGAGGGCCTCAAGGCCTCCAGAGACGATCATACGCACCCGCACGACGATACTAAGCAGGACGTGGTATACCTGTCCATCGTGAGCGGAATGCTGTGCGTGACCTATGAGGATGGTGAAGAATGAGCCTTCTTACAAAGCCCCCGGTGCTGGACGAGACGGGGCAGGACATGGTAAGCTGGCTGCAGAGCATTTACAATGCCCTTGTCGCCGGATTGGCGGGCCCGTCGGCGCTGTTGCCCCTGATGGACGGCGAAGCAAGCGCCGGAAGTGCCGCCACCTGGCCCCGCAGTGACCACGTACACCCGCGAGACCCGAAACTTGACCTCCACGCCGACGGCATCCCCGGCGCAGCGCAGGCCGTGACCTGGGACGCCTACGGGAACGTAACGACCGTGACGCATACCGTCGGCGGTATTACGGTGCGGACGGACAGCTTCAGCTATACCGGCAGCACGATTACGGAGACGCGGACGCTGGCGACGGGGGAAAGCCTGACCCTGGTAACGAATCTTCAGACCTGGGCCACGGCGGAAACCTATGCAGCAGCATAAAAAGGAGTTGATTCTATGGGCGTAGAGATTTGGGAAGGACCGAAAACCGAGCGGCTTATCGGCGCGATCAAGGAAGTGCGGGATGCGATCCTGGGAGAGCGGACCGGAATCGTGTACGGCTTCCACATCGACAGCACGGAATCTGACCCGGAGGACTGCATCACTTACCTGGAAGATGCGGTGGGGATGGTTCCGGCAAAGATGAATTACGGTACGGGGAAATTCGATTACGGGAGCTGGGAACACGCCTTCTTCATGCCCCGGCCCTGCATGCTGAACTTCGACGGCAGCGTGGCCTACTACCTCAATCCCAACGATTACAGCAAGAAGGCGGACGGGACGGCCTCCGACGTGGCAGACCTGAACTTCGCCGGAAATGCCATGATGGAATGGGGCCAGAACGGGAAGAAAATCTGGTACAAGATCGTGCCGGACGCGACGCCGACCAGCGCCAGCGTGTATATCGCGGACCACCCGGCGGATGAAGATTTCCGTGCCTGGAGCTTTATCAATAACCAGGGTGCGATGGTAGACCACTTCTATACACCGATCTACAACGGCCACCTGGATTCCTCCAACCGGATGCGCTCCATCAGCGGGCAGGCCTACACCAAAAGCCTGACGGCGGCCAACGAGCGAACGTATTGCCGGAACAACAGCTCCCTTCCGATCTGGGACACGGAAGTATTCTGCGACGTGATCCTTATCAACTTGCTGCTGTACCTGATGAGCAAATCCCTGGACACGCAGACCGCTTTCGGGCAGGGGCTTACGACCTCCGGCAGCCAGGCAGTCAACGAAGGCTTTTCCACCGGCGTACACAATGCCAAGGGGCTGTTCTTTGGCACGAGCAGCGGCGCGGCGGCCACCTATACGAACGCCGTCAAGGTGTTCGGCATGGAAAACTGGTGGGGCTTTACCTGGCGGCGTATTGGCGGCCTGGTGAACGTGAGCGGGACGGAAAAGTACAAGCTGACGAGAGGCACTGGCGACGGAAGCACGGCCACAGACTACGTTGTGAGCGCCACGGCGGCAGATTACGGCGGGTATCTCACCGGCGGAACTCTCCCCAGCGCAAGCGGGACCTACATCGGCAGCCAGACCTTCAGCAAATGGGCATATACCCCCACAACGGTCCAGTCCAGCAGCGCCCTTTATTACTGCGACGGCTTGTGGACCAATAACGGGCAGGTAGACTACGCCCTGCGCGGCGGTGCCTCTGGCGATACAGCTCAGTGCGGCGCGGGCGCGCTCAGCCTCACCGATACCGCGGCCGTTGCGCGCTGGTACATCGCCGCTGCCCCTTCTTGTAAACCGCTTTCCTGAGGGGGGAGGCGGGGGGACCCTTCCCCCCGCCCCGCGTAAATTTTAAAAATGGCACCTGACAACTGAATAGCAATAGGGATTCGGAGGGCGACGCATTGCTCGGCGGCTGGCGCCCTGCGCGGCGGTAACTCTAACAATACAGCTCAATGCGGCGCGGGCGCGCTCAACCTCAACAATACCGCAACCAATACGAACTGGAACATCGCCGCTGCCCCTTCTTATTCTAGGATCACAACGATTTAAGAAGGCCCTCCGTCTTCCTCAGCACTTGCTGGAAATCAACCCGTGGAAAGCATCTGTGAGTAGCATGTCGAAAGTGGATGAGGGAATAAGAAGCTATGAAATCTTACAATCACCTTTGGGAAAAGTACCTCAGCGAGGAGAACTACCGCCTGGCCGTCGCCAATGCGACGCGGCACAAGGGCGGAAAGAAAAAGAAAAATAAACGCGCCAAGTGGTTCAAGGCACACGCGGAGGAGCTCCTGCCGGAAATGATGGAGTATGCGGAGCATTTCCAGAATGACGAGCATACGCCGGTTACCATCTATGACGGCATCCGGCGGAAGCAGCGCACTATTATCGTGCCGACCATGCGGGAACAGGTCATCCATCACATGATCGTCAACGTCATGGAGCCGATCTTTATGAAGGGCATGTATGAACACAGCATCGGGAGCATCCCCGGACGCGGCGCCCTTATGGGAAAGAAGCGCATCGAGAAATGGATCAAGAAGGCCGGGCGGGATATGAAATACTGCCTGAAGATGGACATCAAGAAGTATTTCGATTCTATTCCCCATGACATTCTGAAAGCGAAGTTTGCCGAGATCAGCCACGACGAGCGGTTTCTCGGCCTGCTGAATACGGTCGTGGACGTGACGGAAGGTGACCGTGGTATCCCCATCGGCTTTTATACCAGCCAATGGATCGCCAATTGGTATCTTACGGGGCTGGATCACTTCATCAAGGAACAGCTCGGCGCGAAATTCTATATGCGCTACATGGATGATATGGTCATTTTCGGGGCCAACAAGCGAAAGCTGCGGCGGATCAAGGAGGAAGTGGAGCGGTATCTGAACACCAAGCTGGGCTTGACGCTCAAGGAGAACTGGCAGATATTCCGCTTCGATTACGTCTTCCCCGACGGGCGCAGAGTGGGCCGTGACCTGGATTTTATGGGCTTCCGGTTCTTCCGGGACCGGACGATCCTTCGGCGGAAGCTGATGATGCGCATGTCGCGGAAGGCGGAGCGACTGCGGCGGAAGGAGCGGAAAAGCGTGCATGACTGCCGCCAGATGATGAGCTACCTGGGCTGGCTGGACGCTACGGACACCTACGGTTTCTATAAAAAGCGGATCAAGCCCAAAGTCAGCATCCAGAACATGAAGCGAAGGATCAGCGAATACGACAGGGCGGAAGCCAAAAGGAGGAAAGAAAGTGTGGCGTAAGTGCGATTCCGGGGACGATACCCGCCCCGCCGAGCTGGACACCACCAGCAGCCATAACTGGAATTACGTGCGGAAGGATATCACCTTCATTCCGGCGGAAGAGGGCGAGGACGGCAGGCCGGCACATTATGAGTGGCTGGAAATGAAAGTCCGCAAGGATGATTGGGCCGTATATGAGCAGGTCATGGGGCACAGCGAGGCTCTGGACGACGTATATGCCGCGTTGACGGAGCTGGCGGAACTGATCGTGGAGGGCTGAGACATGGCAAAAATCTATTACCGGCGGATCGTAGCCGGGGAAATGACACTGGAGGAAGTGCCGGAACGCTGGCGGGAGGCCGTGCGGCAGTTGCTGGAGGACGAAGTATGAGCCTGAACAAGGTGATTGAAACCGCCGTCGGTGAGATCGGGAAAACCGAGAATCCGCCGGGGTCCAACATGAACGAATACGGGGAGCGGTACGGTTGGAACGGCGTCCCCTGGTGCGTTCAGTTCCTTTGGGATTCCTTCGACCGGGGCGGGGAAAGAGCTGCCTTTTTCGGCGGTGCAAAAACCGCCAGCTGCGGGATCCTCATGCAGTGGTACAAGGAGCAGGGCCAGATGGTCCCCGTCAAAGAGTCGCAGCGGGGCGATATCGGATTTTTCAATTTCAGCGGCGGGAAGGCCCCGGAACACTGCGGCCTCATTATCGAAGGCCGCCCCGGCTATGTGCTTTCCGTGGAGGGGAACACGACCGCCACCGGCGGCAGCGAGGATAACGGCGGCGCCGTCGCTGAGAAGATGCGCGGATATGCGTATATTGTGGGCGTGGCAAGGCCGAAGTATCAGCCGGAAGAACCGGAAACAAAGGACGATTTCACGGGCCGCTGGTCCGAAGGAGCTATCCGCTGGTGCCTGGAGAAGGGGCTTTTGACGGGATACCCCGATGGCAGTTTCCGACCGGCACAGGCAGTGACGCGGGAGGAGCTGGCTGCGGTGCTGCGGAGGCTTGCGGAGGCATAGAACAACATGAAACTGCCACAAATGAATGACCGAAGCATCATGCGGCCCACGGTGCGGACGCGATTCGGAGGTCTTAACAATAACCTCTCCGCACAGGACGGGGAGATTACATGGATGGAAAACATGAGCAGCCGGGAATACCCCCTGCTGCGGCCCCGGCAGCCGCGCGGCCTGGTGCAGACCCTGGGGAGCCCCAACGCCATCGGGGCCCAGGACGAGCCCTTTTGGGTGGACGGCAGCGGCTTTTACTACGACGGCACATACAAGGGCGCGGTGGACAGCTCCACCGCAAAGCAATTCGCCGTCATGGGGAGCATGGTGCTGATCTTTCCCGACAAGAAGTATTACGACTTCAAGGCCGGCACCTTCGGCAGCCTGGCCGTGGGCGCGAGCTATACCGGGATCGCCTTCAAAAACGGAACGTATACGGGCGTTCCCGCAGAGGCCAACACCATCTACAAGAGCGGGGCCGCCTGGACCTTCGCCGCGGGGGATGCGCTTACCATTACCGGCTGCGTGACGCACCCGGAAAACAACAAGACGGCCATTGTGCGGGAGGTGGATGGGGATTATCTCCGCTTTTACGAGGGAACGTTCACCCTGGACAGCACCATCCGCTATACCGTGGGTGTAGAAGGCCTGCCCGCCGGGACCTATCATTTCGAGGAAGGCGGCGAGTTCACCCTTGACACGGACCTGCTGGAAGGCGACACGCTGACCTGGAACGGCACCAGCATCGACGCGGTGATCGGCGGCATTTCCTCCACGATCACGGTTACGGAGGGGGATGACGGGGATCTGTTGGTATTTGCGGATATCCCCACGGACTACGTGGAATCCGGCTCGGTCAGCGTGGCGCGGGAGGTCCCGGATTTGGATTTCGTCTGCGTCAATGAAAACCGGCTGTGGGGCTGCAAGGGCGATACGATCTACGCCAGCGCCCTGGGGGACCCCTTCAACTTCAACGTATTCGACGGCCTTAGTACGGACAGCTGGACCAGCGATACCACGGACAAGGGGGATTTTACCGCCTGCGTCAGCTTCGGCGGCTATCCCATCTTCTTCAAAGAGGAAAGCATCGTGAAGGTCCAGGGCGACAAGCCCTCCAATTTCATGTGGACGGCGGTGAGCCGGTTCGGCGTCAAGGCGGGCTGCGACCGGAGCCTGGCTGTGGCGGGGGAGACGCTCTTTTACCTGAGCCGGGCGGGAATCTGCGCCTACCAGGGCGGCATGCCGAAGGTGATCTCCGATCCCCTGGGGGCCAGCAAGAAATGGTACGACGCCGTGGCCGGGTCCGACGGGCTGCGGTATTACGTCAGTATGTCGGAAACGCCGCCTCCGACGGAAAAGGGCTCGAAGCAGGTATTCGACCTTTACGTTTTCGACAGCCGTTACGGCGTATGGCACCGGGAGGACAACAGTGCCGCCGTGGGCTTCGCCTTCTGGGACGAGGGCCTGTATATGCTCCTCTCCACCGGGGAGCTGTACCGCATGGATGGAGCGGAAGGTTATCTGGAAAACGACGTGGAATGGCAGGTCAAGTTTGCAGACAGCTACCGTTTTTACGAGACCACGGACAGCGGGAGCCAAAATAAGAAAGGGCTGCTGCGCATCCTGGTCCGGGCGGAACTGAGCCGATACGCCGAAATTGAAGTGAACGTGAAGTACGACGGCGGCACGACACACAAGGAAGCAACCCTGGAGGGAAGCTCCTCCGAGAAAAAGAAGTCTTACATCGTCCCGCTGATCCTCCGGCGCTGCGACCATTACCGCCTCAGCCTGGACGGGACCGGGGACGCGGTGGTATACAGCATCAGCGAGGAGCGGTACAACGGCAGTCCGTTCCAGGGAAGCAGTAACATTTCGCTTCCGAATGAAACCAATCCTGTGCGATAAGGGGGAAAAGGAATGGCAATCAGTACGCAGGTGAACAACGATCTTTATAAGCGGGCATTGAGCGAGGCGGAGAAAAAACGCCTGGCACAGGTCGCTCAGACCCAGGGAGCGGGGGCCGCGTCCAGTCTGGCGCTCCAGATGGCAAATACGCAGACCACCACGCCCCCGGCTACGGCCACGGGCGGAGCGACGTCAGCCAATACCGGCGGCGCAACGGGCGTCCCGGCACAAGTGCAGTCTGCGCAGGCTCAGGCCCAGGCAGCCAGACAGCAGGCGCAGGCCCAGCAGGAGCGCAACCGGATCATGACCTCCGGGACGGTCCAGGAGCGGAATGCCTATTTACAGAAAGAAGCCCAGCAGCGGGCCATTGAGCAGGCCACGAAATCCGGGAACACCCAGGCTGCGGCACAGATGCAGCAGGCGATGGACGCCCAGGAGCGGGCCAACGTCCTCAGCAGCGGAAACCAGCAGCAGATCAACCAATACCTGATCGAGCAGAGCAGAAAGCAGGCCCAGCAGCGGCAGCAGAATCCCTATCAGGCGGCAGTGGCGGCGGCCACACCCGCGGCATCCTCCAGCGGGCTTTCCAATGCGCCCACCATCAACGGCAATTATATCTGGTACGGCTGGATGGGCGACAATAACATGACCACCATGACCGACGAGGACAAGGCCAACTGGGACGCGGCCATGCAGGGCTGGCAGAAGGGCGATTACTCCGCCTTCAACGACAACTTCCAGACCAACGGCAACTGGGCCAGCTACGTGGACGATAAGGGCAACGTCAACGGCATGCTGCGGTACATCGGCGACGGGATCGGCGGCTACGTTCCCGTGAACGGCGGCCAGCTCCTGCAAAACGGATTCTCCGGGGACCTGGGCAACTACGCTTTCTACGGCCCGGACGGCAGCGTATACATCGCGGACGCAAACGGCAGGCTGACGAAGGCCGGGAACTGGACGGCGGATTACGACCAGATCATGAAGGGCGGGTATTACTACAATAACCCGGACCGGTATTTCGTCGGGAAAGACGGAAAGTATTACACCTACGGCGACGTGCCGGACGACAAGCTGGCGGAGTGGGGGTATTACCGAAAGGCTGACGGCCTCTGGTATGACCCGGAGGCTGTCGCCACGCAGAAGGCGCTTCAGAACGGGGACATTACCCCGGAACAGCTGGCGATGGCGAAGGCACAGCAGGCGGCCAGGAACGCGGGGAACATCCCCAGCGGCAACGGCGGCGGCTCTTCCGGCGGCAGTTCCAGCGGATCTAGCTATGTGCCTACGCCATCCGGCAGCACGCCCTCCGGCGGCGGCAGCGGCGGCAGCTCTGGCTATACGCCCAGCGGCGGCACCTATCCCAGCGGAGGCACCACGCCCAGCGGCGGGACTACACCTTCGGGCGGCACCGGCGGCGCGACGGGGTACACGCCCTATCAGCTGACGCTGGATCAGTTCGACTACGGCAAGGCCCCGGAATGGGAAGGGACCGAGTATGAGCAGAAGCGTGACGCCGCTCTGGAGGCCGCACAGAACATGCGGTGGGACGGCAGCGAATACCAGGCACAGCGGGACCAGCTCCTGGAGGACGCCATGCGGCCCTATGAGGGCTCCCCCTACGACCAGCAGCGGGACGACGCCCTTGCCCGGTACGGCGAGGAATGGCAGGGCAGCGAATACCAGCAGAAGCGGGACGCGGCCCTGGAAAAGGCTGAAAACATGCGCTGGAACTATGACCCGAACAGCGATCCGGTTTATCAGGCGCTTCAGAAGCAGTACCGGCGGGAGGGCCAGCGGGCCACGCAGGACGCTTTGGGCCAGGCGGCCGCCCGGACCGGCGGTATCCCCTCCAGCTATGCCATGACGGCGGCGTCGCAGGCGGGGGACTACTACGCCGCCCAGCTCAGCGACCGCATCCCCCAGGTGTACCAGGACGCCTACCAGCGGTATCTTCAGGAGTTCCAGCGTCAGCTGGGAATCTCCAGCCAGTACGCCGGGTATGACGACCGGGAATACAGCCGGTGGGCCGACCAACAGGGGAAGAACCTGGACCTGGCCGACAGGTACAATCAGTACGGCCAGCAGGATTACAACAGATACATGGACCGGGTAAGCCAGCAGCTTTCCGGCGCGGACCGCTACAACGGCTACGATCAGACCGAGTACCAGCGGTACATGGACGAATACGGCCAGCAGCTGGACGCCGCGGACCGGTACTATGGCTACGGCGCACAGGAATACGACCGCTACCGGGACCGCCTGGGCCAGTGGAACACCGACCGGAACTTCCAATACGGCCTCAACCGGGACGCCGTGGAGGACGCCCGGTACGCCGACGAGACCGCATACAGCCGGAACTACCGGGCGCAGCGGGACGCCATCGAGGATCAGCGGTACGACCAGCAGTGGGCGCAGCAGCTTCGGGAATACGCCGACGCCCAGGGCTGGAAACAGGCGGAATGGCAGCAGTACCTTCGTGAGTACGGCGACCAGCTCAGCGAGAAAGAGCGCCAGTGGGCCTATCAAATGGCGCGTGACGCCGTCAGCGATTCCAGGTATGCGGATGAACAGGCCTGGGAGCGCAGCACCTACGGCGACCAGACCGCCTGGGAGCGGGCGATCTACGACCAGGAATACGCGGATCAGCAGGACCAGACGGCCTGGGAGCGGGACTACAAGGAGCGGGCCTATACGGACGCGCAGTATGACGAAGCCCTGAATTTCCTCTATCAGTACGGCATGGTGGGCGGAAAGTACGCGGAAATCCTGGGCGTGCCCGCCGGGACCACGCTGGACGAATACTATTCGCAGTATGGCAAGACCGCGCCTGGAAGCGGGAGCGGCTACACCGGCGGCGGGTATTCCGGCGGAGGGAGCAAGAGCAGCGGCGGAAGCAAGAGCAGCGATACCACCGCGCCGTCCTCCGGCAGTGTGCAGTATGACGCCAGCGGCAAGCGCACCGGCACGTGGCAGGATTCCGACGGGTACACCTACGTCGGGTATCATCCCGACGGGCAGTGGAAATCCAAGGGCTACGACAGCGCCTGGACCGAGATTCAGAGCTTGGCAAAGACCGGAAGCAAAGAGCAGGTATTGACCCGGATCAAGACTTTCGTCAATCAGGACCGGATCACGGACTATGAGGCGGAAATGATGCTGGTGAACCTGGGCTACCGGACCAAGAGCGCCGGGACCGGCAGGAACTATATCGGGCCGAACAACGCGCAGATGGTACAGTAAGGAGGGCATTGAATGTCCAGACAGACCGCGATTGCGAATATCAACAAGCTCATCCAGCAGGAGCGGGAGGCGGGAACGACCCGGAAGAAGCACAGCTCCATCGATACGATTGACGCGCTTTTGGAGGAGGAGCGCCGCCGGGAGGAAGAACAGCGGCAGCGGAACGCCGCCAGCGCCGGGGAGGTCATGGACCTGGTGCGCTCCTACGGCGACTACGCCGCGCAGCGCCGGGCAGCAGAGACGCCCCAGCCGGTGAAGGAAGAACGGCGTGCGGCCAGCAACGCCCTCACCCCGGAAATGGAGGCACGGTATCAGCAGGCTAACGGCGTGAACCGCGCGCCCAACGCCTACCAGACCTATATGATGCAGTTTGCCAACGCCCAGCCCCAGCGTGAGGAAACGCGGAGTACCGACGAGCTGCGCCGGTATATGATCCGGCAAAACCGTCTTGCCGCGGGGATGGATCGCATGGCCGCCGACGCTTCCCAGGGCATCCAGGAGCGGATGTATGACCAGAACTATACCGACTATCTGCGGAACATCGGCAACGCACGGGATCAGCAGGTTTCCAGAGCGGCAGCGGCGACGGAGCTTTACCAGACCGTCAGCACCCAGCGCCGGGAGCAGGAGGAACGGGAGAAGTATTCCGCCCTCATGAGCAACCCGGATTTCGCCGCCAAAAGCCAGGGAGACCCCAAGATCGGCAACAAGGTCTCCGCCACCGCGCTTTCCCCTGCGGAGCGGCTCTATCAGGATATCTATAACCGGGACCGGCGGAGCGGCGACGCCAAGAACAACGACGCGGCCCGGTACACCAGCGACGAAGAAGCAGGCGTTTTCTTCTACCTCTGGAACACGCAGGGGCCGAAGGCGGCAACGGCTTATTACCAGGGATTTGTCGAGAACCGCGCCGGACAGCGCCGCGCAGAGGAAGCGCAGGCTCAGGCAGCCAGGTACGGGGCTTACGACCCCGTAGGCGCAAGCATCGCCTCCGTGGGCTATAATGTCATGTCCGGCGTGGGCCTGGTGGATATGGCCCTCCAGAATCTGACCCGCGCCGTGGGGATCACGGACCGGAACAAACCCCTGAACTACAACAGCGACCTTCAGCTTCCCGGTCAGGTCACGGACGCACTGCGGCAGGGCGTAGCGGATTACCTGGAAGAACTCTATCCCAATGCAAAAATCGGCAACAGTGTGAACGTCGCTTCCTTTTTGTATCAAACCGGCATGAGCATGGCGGACAGCGGCGTGGCCGTCGTTTTGAACATGATGGGCGTGCCTGAGCCGCTTACCCTGGCAGGCATGGGCGCTGCTGCCGGTACGCGGGCCATCCGGGAAGCGCGGGAGCGGGGAGCTTCCGACGGCCAGGCCCTGGCTTTCGGCATTTCCTCCGCCATCATGGAAGCCCTTTTCGAGAAAGTCAGCCTGGACAGTATCCTGAAGGAATCCAACGCGCTGAACCTTCGCCGCAGTCTGAAAAACGTTCTCAAGCAGGGCTTTACGGAAGGCAGCGAAGAAGTCTCTACTACCCTTGCGAACACTGTAGCGGATCAGATCATCATGGGGGACAAATCTGAGCTGTTCACCATGCAGCGCCAGCTGATGGAGCAGGGCGTCAGCGAGGACGAAGCCCTTGCCGCCGCTTTCAAGAAATGGGGAACCGGCATTCTTGGCGACGCCATCGGCGGCTTCATTTCCGGCGTGGGAATGGGCGGCCCGAAGGAAATCTACAATGCCGCAACGAATCCCCTTTACGGTGTGAACGAAAACACGGCCCGCATGATCGACGAGATCATGGAGGGCCGTGCCCCGCAGCAGGCCGCGCCTCCCGCTGCGACGCCTCCGCTGCCGCAGCAGAGCGCCCAGGGTAATGCAGCGACACCGGCCACGCCTCCCCTGCCGCAGAACGCAGCACAGAGGCCCACAGAGCAAGGCGGCCTGCGCTTGACGCCGGAACTGAGCGGCGGGTATAATAGCCTTACCCAGCGGCAGGACGTGGCCTGGGGCGAGAACGACACCACCTGGACGGAAGGAAACCGTCCGGTGAAGTTCACCTATGCCGTGGTGCCGCTTGAAAGCCTCATCGTCTCCAACGACAAATACGGCGGGGTCAACAAGAACTATCCCGCCGAGCTTCAGCCCAGGGACCGGCAGCGGGCCACGAGCCAGGGGCAGGTGCAGGGCATGGCAAACAGCCTTGTACCTCAAAAGCTGGCAGCCAGCGCCACGGCACAGAACGGCGCCCCGCTCATCCGGGGCGACGGAGTAGTGATCGGCGGCAACGGAAGAAGCGCCGCCATTTCCCTGGCCTATGAAAAGGGAATGGCCGGAGCTTATGAGAGCTTCATCCGTGAAAACGGCAGCCGGTACGGCGTGGACACCCGGAATCTGCCGAAGAATCCGGTCCTTGTGCGGGTGGTGAACGGCGACGAGGACTGGCGGAGCCTGGCCCAGGAACTGAACGTGTCCAGCACGGCGGCTTATTCCGCCACAGAGACGGCACAGACGGACGCGACGAAGATCGGGGATGTGCTGGGCCTGCTGGTGCCCAACGACGACGGGGACATCAACACGGCGGCCAATCAGGACTTTATTCAGGCATTTGTCAACCGGGTGGTTCCCTCCAACGAGCGGGGCCGGATGCAGACGCCCGCCGGGCTGCTCTCCCAGGACGGGCTTGACCGGGCGATCAACGCCATCTTCGCCTATGCCTACGGAGATACGAAGCTCCTTACGCAGTTCTCCGAGGACCTGGACCCGGATATGAAGAATGTGATCAACGCCCTGGCGCAGAGTGCCCCGGCGGTTGCGGCACTTCAGAGCGCGATCCAGGAAGGAAGCGCATACGACATTCCGGCGCGAGACACGCTTCTGGAAGCCCTGAGCATCTATCGGGACGCCCGGCAGGAGGGCAAGAGCGTCATCGAGTACCTCCAGCAGGGGGATATGCTGCGGCAAGGGAACGCGGAAGCTGCGTTTATCGCCGGATTTATCGAACAAAACAAGAGCAGCGCGAAACAGCTGAGATTCCTTTTCTCCGCGCTGATGCAGGAAGTATTGGATTACGGGAGCCCCGACCAGGGTTCCATGTTCGGAGGAGAAGACCATGACATTCAAACAGCCCTCAACGGAGCCGTCAGACGATATGGAGAACTCAGCGGAAAAGGACTCCAAGCTCCAGGAAATGAAGCTGCTGGAAGAAAACAAGAAGCTCCTGACACAGGCGGAGACGTACAACGAGCAGAATCCCTCCCCGCTGATGGGGGCAATCGTGCGGGCGATGAAGAAGACGCTGGCACAGGAGGAGCAGGACTTCCGGGAGCAGTACGGGGAGAAGTAGCCCCCCAGGAGGAAGACGCGCCTCTTTCCCTGCCCACGGAGGAAGCCCCCTCCGAGGCACAGGAAGAAGAAAGGCCCCTGACGCTGCCCCAGGAGGAAAGCAGACAGCCCCATGAAAAACTGGCCGACGCCGTCCGCGCCGAGCTGGAGGAGGGAAACACCATTACCGGGGCACGCCTCCAGGAGCTGGCGCAGGAGGCATACGGCGGCACTCGCGGCAGCGGGGCCTATGATATCAAGACCGCCTATGACGCCATGGAGCTGGCGGTGAATCAGTATCTCATGGACGCGGATTTCGTGAAGCAGGGCAACGGCGACGCGGAAACCGCAGTGCGCACGGAAATGGCCTTGCAGCAGTTCATGGGCCTGCTTCCCACGGAGACCGTGCGGACGGAGGAACAGCAGCAATTTCAGCAGTTCTCTACGCCCCCCAATATCGCCTATCTCGCGGCATGGGCGGCGAATATCGACGCGAAGGACACCGTGCTGGAACCCTCCGCCGGTATCGGCGGGCTGGCGCTCTGGCCCAAGGCGTGGGGCGCGACGGTGTACGGGAACGAACTCAGCCCCCGGCGGGCGGAAATCCTGCGCAGCCTGGGGCTGGATGAGGTATTCACGGAGAACGCGGAGCAGATCAACAACGTGCTGCCGGACCGGATCAAGCCCACGGTGGTGCTGATGAATCCGCCGTTTTCCTCTGCGGCGGGACGCCTCAACACCAACAGCACCGCCAATGCCAAGCGGCACATCGAGCAGGCCCTTGACCGGCTGGAGGACGGCGGCCGCCTGGTGGCGATCCTAGGCCGGGGCATGGCCAACGACAGCAAAACCTTTGCTCCCTGGTGGAACGACCTCCGGAAGGAATACAGCATCCGGGCCAACCTTTCCATCGACGGAGAGAATTTCAAGAAATACGGCACTACTTTCGGCGTGCAGATGGTGGTCATCGACAAAACCGGCCCGCAGACCGGCGAGACCATCACGGGCAGTTATACGGACTTGACGGAGATTCCGTCGGCATTGGAGGGGATCAGAAATGACAGGACCCAGGTTGAAAGACGCCCTGGAAACGGCGGTGAACGCGGCAGCGGCGTTCATGCTGGATCTGGAACAGGTGGAAATGAGCCGGGACGAGCTGCGGGAAGCTCTGAGCGTCCTGGAGGAAACACTCCCCGGAATGGAGGAAGCGGAACTTCGGGCAGCACTGGAAACGGAGGACGGGTACAGCCTGACGGAGCTGGAAGCGATGGCCTCCAGCTTGGAGGAGACAGCGAGCGAAGCGGAGTGGGAGACAAAAATGACGGAAATGCTCTCCGCCTTTCTCCTGAATCTGAACCTGAACGGAACGGTGGACCTGGGCCCGAGCAGCCGGTACGAGGACTGAACCAGGAAGCGTCAGAGGCTCCCACGGAACCGGCGGCTCCCAAGCCGAAGAAAACGGCTGCCTCCGCGCAGAAGGCCGGGAACGACGACAACGTATACGCGGAATACATCCCGCCGAAAACCAAGGTCAAGGGCGCGAAGAAGCACCCGGCGAAGCTGGTGGAAAGCGCGGCAATGGCGGCGGTGGATTCTCCGGCGGCCAGTTATACCCCAAAAATCCCGAAGGAGCTGATCGCCAGCGGCGCACTTTCCGATGTGCAGATGACGAACATCGTCTATGCGGGACAGGCGCACTCGCAGATGATCCCCAACCAAAACAAGCGCAAGGGCTACTTTATCGGCGACGGCACCGGCGTCGGCAAGGGGCGGCAGCTGGCGGGCATCATTCTGGACAACTACATGCAGGGCCGGAAAAAGGCGCTCTGGATTTCCAAGGGACAGAATCTCTATCCCGACGCGCAGCGCGACTGGAAGGCCATGGGGATGGACCCCAAAGAGGTCTATTCCACGGAAAAGATCAAGGCTGACAGCCAGATCAAGGCGGACAGCGGCATCCTGTTTTCCACCTATGACACCCTGGCGAACTCCTCCAAGAAGGGCAAGAGCCGGATCGACCAGATCGTGGAATGGCTGGGGGAGGACTTCGACGGCGTGATCTGCTTCGACGAAGCCCATACCATGGGAAATCTTCTCGGAAAGCAGAGCAAGCGCGGCAATTCCAAACCGGCGCAGCGGGCCCTTGCCGGGGCGGAGCTTCAGAAGCGGCTTCCCAACGCCCGCATCGTCTATGCCTCCGCTACGATGGCCACGGACGTTTCGGAAATGGCCTTTGCGGAGCGGCTGGGCCTTTGGGGACCGGGCACACAGTTCAACGACGTGCGGGATTTCGTGAACAAGATCAGCGACGGCGGCATGGCCGCCATGGAGCTTGTGGCACGGGATATGAAGGCCCTGGGCGTCTACCAGGCGCGCAGCATTTCCTATGACGGCGTGGAATACGAGACGCTCCAGCATGACCTCAGCCCCATGCAGAAGGAAATCTACGACACCATGAGCCGGGCCTGGCAGGTCACACTTCAGAACATGAACAAGGCCCTGGAAATGACCGGGGCCAACCTGAACGGCAACGCCAAGAGCAAAGCAAAAAGCGCCTATTACGGCGCACTCCAGCGATTCTACAACCAAATCCTTACCTCCATGGCCGTACCCTCCGTGATCCAGGACATGAAAAAGGAGCTGGCGGCGGGACGCAGCGTCGTGATCCAGATCGTGAATACCAACGAGGCGGAGACAGAGCGGCAGCTCGCCAAGGCAAAGGAGACCGGCGCCGACCTGGAGGAGCTGGATATCACGCCGAGAGAAAACCTGATCGGCTTTTTCCGCAATTCCTTCCCCGTACAGGTGTATGAGGAAGTGGAGGACGAAAACGGGAACAAGCACAGCGTTCCTGTTACGGATTCCCAGGGCAACCCCGTCCTGGACAAGAAGGCCGTGGCGTTGCGGGACCGGATGATCGCCGAGATCGAGAGCATGTCCGTACCCGAGGGGCCGCTTGAAATGATCTATGACGCCTTCGGCACGGAGAACGTGGCAGAGGTCACGGGCCGGAAGCGCCGGATCGTGCCGGGCAAAGACGAATACGGCAACACCGTCAAGGTGGAGGAAAAGCGGGGGTCCAAGAGCGGCGAAGCCGATGCGACGGCATTCCAGGAGGGAAAGAAGCGCATCTTGATCTTCTCCGACGCCGGCGGTACCGGCAAGAGCTATCACGCGGACCGGACGGCGCAGAACCAGCAGCAGCGGGTACACTACCTCCTGCAGCCGGGCTGGAGCGCCCCGAAGGCCGTGCAGGGCTTCGGGCGCACACACAGGTCCAACGAGGCCAGCGCTCCCATTTACAAGCTGGTAACGACGGACGTGAAGGGCCAGAAACGCTTTGTGTCCACCATCGCCCGGCGGCTGGATCAGCTGGGCGCCCTGACGAAGGGGCAGCGGCAGACCGGCAGCGGAATGTTCTCCGCAAGGGACAACCTGGAATCCGACCTTGCCACCGATTCCCTCTACAACTTCTACCGGGCCCTGGTGGGCGGCCAGATCGAGGGGCTGGAAGCCGCCTCCGTGCTGGATAAGCTGGGGCTGACGGACAAATTCACAGACCGGGAGACGGGGCAGATCAAGGTGCCCGACGGCGCAGGCCGGGACATGAGCCTGTTTCTGAACCGCATCCTTGCCCTGGAATACGACGAACAGAATCTTGTGTTCGACGCTTTCTCCCGCATCTTCGACGACGCTTATGAAACGGCCCTGGCAAACGGGACGCTGGACATGGGTATGGAGACCGTGCGGGCGGACAAGATCGACATCCTGGACGATATGGTAGTCCGGGAGGACCCCAACAGCAGCGCCACCACCAACTATGTGCAGGCCAAGCTCAGCGAAAAGGCCCGGATCGTGCGGAACGTGGACGAACTGAAGGCCCTGCGCGGGGACTTCATCGGCCTCTATGAGAAGAAAAACGGGGATGTGGTAGGCGTCTTCCGCACAAAGGACAAGACGGAAGCGGACGGCAGCGTAGTGAAGCAGTATATCCTTCAGACGCCGCAGGAACGGAAGCTGTCCCGGTATGTGGAAAAGACGCTGAAAAGCGAATGCAAGCGCATCCCCGAAAAACAGTGGAAGACCGCCTGGGCGCAGGAAGTGGCAAAGACGCCGGAGTATATCGAAACCGTGAAGCACATGCTGACCGGCAGCCTGCTTCCCGTCTGGAACCGCCTGCCCAAGAGCGGAAACGTGCGGGTGCAACGCCTGATCGCCGACGATGGGAGGCAATACCTGGGCCGGATCATCGACCCCAGCCAAATCGACGGCGTTCTGAAAAGCCTGGGCGTGACGCAGGGGCGGACGAAACAGACCTACACGGCGGAGGACGTTATCAACCGCGTCTTTAAGGGCGGCGACCGGGCCAGCCTGGAGGAGAACCGGATAAAGCTCACCCGCCGTCGCGTGGGGAACGAATGGCGGATCGAGATCACGGGGGATAACCTGGGATATCTGGCCCGCCAGGTCCCGGCAATCATCGTCGAAAACATCAATTACAAGTATCGGTATTTCGTTCCCAACGGGGATATGCAGCGCAGCACCCTGGAGGCTATCCTCCGGCAGAATCCCGTGCGGGATATCGAGGCTGTCCGGGGCGTGACGGAAGACAGCCGGGACGCGGAGAACTTCAACGGCAACACTGCACCCCGGCACCCGGAGAACTGGAAAACGGAGCGGGTAGGCGACAAGGACAAGACCCCCATGAGCCTGACGGACATTGTAAACATGATCCGGCATGACTTTGATATCCCTGTCACCACCGGAAACATCCGCAGCCGGGACGCGAGAGCGCAGTATCGGAAGCAGCCTCAGAGCGTCCGCAGCAAGATCGCAAACAGCATCCCGGATATCGCCCATGAGCTGGGCCACCACCTGGACAATATCTTTGGCATCAGGGAGAGCCTCAGCGCAGCGGCGAAAGCGGAGGTCGTGGACGCCCTGCCGGAGAGCTTCAAGGCGCAGTATAAGGACA